CTGTCTGAGTGCTTCTAATCCTTCCTCACAGCGTGGATCAAAGTAGCACAGCGGTAAAATCATTCTAACCGCTTGAATGCCATCTTGCACACCGATTTCGGGAACAATTGCAAGTTTGCTGATACCGCCTAAATGTGCCGCCAATTGCTCGACAATCGACTTACCACCACTTGCAAGAGTCTTGGCTCTTGCGTCATGCGGTAGGAAATGGCGGGTGTATCGATAACCCTTAGCTATGACCGCATCGCAGATTTCCTCAATGCTTGCGCCGCTTACAGCGTAATAGTCCATTACCCTGATTTCGCCCCTGACCACCTGATAGAACCAAATCGCGGTGTCGTCCCGATAACCTAAGTCCCATGCGGTAAATACTGGGGATTCTGGCTCAAACGGTAGCTCACAAATCCTGCCCTCAGCATCAGCAAGGCGCATTTCCTGACCAAAGAACGCCCCCAGCAAGGCGGCATCAAAGCTGCACTCGTATTCTTGATCGTACTGGTCTTGGCTTAACTGCGACCGAGCCGCTTGCAATTCTGAGTCTGGCAGTATTTGGGACACGCTTGCTGGTAGCCTTAACAGAAACCAATCAGGCACGTTTTGGCTGACCTTATAAATATCGTGGAACTGATTTTTTCCTTTGGGTGTACCCCCAAAAACAGCCCAGCCAAGGCGGTCACTCAAACACGGTCTGATGATGTTTCCCCATACGCTTGGTCTGAAGTCACCGTATTCGTCCATGTAAACACCATTAAAGCCCATGCCTCGCATTGCGTCAGCGTTGTCTGCCCCGAACAGCATGATCTTTGCGCCGTTCACCAGCTCCACCGCTAAGTCGGCTTCGTTGGTGGTTTTAGTGATTGGTGCTGCGTAGTGTTTAAGGTAATCCCATGCCACTCGTTTAGCCTGGCTTCTGAATGGGGCTATGTAAGCGTATTGCGCTCCCCTGCCGCTTTCGGTAATAGCTCGTTTGATCAGGTCGTTGATTGCCGCCACTGTCTTTCCAGCCCTACGGTGGGCAAGTAGGCATGACCAGCGTTCGGTGCGCTCATGGAATGGCATAAATGCCGACCGCGGGCTGTAGGGCAGGGTTATTTCCCTGTTGCCCACTTGATCACCAAGTCTTGACCCTCTGCGCCTGTAATTTCTTGCTTAACGGTTTCAGCCCAGCGCATCTGCGTCTTTGTCCACCAAATCAATGCCGTTGTATCGCCGCTGGTGGCTTTAGTAAACAGGGTCTTGGCTATCTGCCCATTGGCTTTGGCTTTGCCCATGTCCAACTCTGTTCGGTAATGCTTGCGTAAGGTCTTGTCATCGATACCAACTAGCACCCCAATGGATTCATGCGGCAAGCCTAATCCACTGCTGGATTCGACCAGTTTGCGGGTTTCGGGCGTTGGCTTATGGTCTTTCATGTTTTATATAGGGGAAGTGTACTTTTAATTGTATTTTAAACCCAATAATTATTGAACGCTTTTAGCGGGTAAAACACTAAAGAATTTCTATATCCGCCTTTTTTTAATGGAACAATTGGTGTTACACCGTGTATATTTCGCCAAGCTGGATATACCAACATGCTGTTATCTCTGCTGTCCATTGTTGCCTCATAATCTGGCACAGTTGTGTTGCCGCCTTTCGCGTGGCTTTTTTTGGCAATGATTACATTTACGCAACCTTCTAAGTTTGCCGCATCCCTATGGAATGGCGCTGAAATGTTAAAGTTAGAAATTGAACTGGTAAACATCCTACCAAAACGGTATTTCGGAGGCACTTTCTCGTTTATTATTTTGATTTGTTTATCAAATATGACGGGAGCTATCTCTTTCACAAGGTTTTCGGCCTCTCTACATGAGAGCAACATGGCTTTGATGAATGTTTCAGCAGTCTTGACCTGATGAACGCTCGAAATCATTGGATATGGGCGTTTCATGTGGGGCTTGGGTGCGCATGAGCCAATGATGGTGCTGAACTGCTTAACCTCTAATTCTGCGTTTTGCAGACCGCTTGAGCGCCTCATCTCAGACTTGGGCACTCTTTCAGACAACAATTCTTGGTTGGCTATCTCAATAAGTTGTTTTAACTTGCCATCTATCTGTTTAATGTAGAACCCAACAATTTCGTCACCATCATAAAAAAGGGAATCTTCTGTGACATTAGGTTCTATGTGGCCACAAATATCCCCGACTTTTACGCCATGCTCGACTTTTTTTAGTTGAATGATGTTCATGAGAAACAGTAAATGTTTGCGCAGGCGGGAAACCAAGACTTCTGCCACACATCATAATCACGGCTTTTGAATTTGCCTGTATTACCTATATCGGGCATGTTTTTGTATGCTTGCATTTGTTTCTCAATGACTTTCCAAAACCGCGACAAACTTGGGTCTATATCAAACGACCACTCGTAAACCAGTTTTTTGAATACTTTATTAGTTGTTTCTAGAATAGGCATCTCTGCGCCCTCTATGTCCATCTTGCAGTAATCGAATTGCTGGGATTCATCATCAAAATTGACGCAGGGTACTTTTAAACCTTTGTTGTTCCATTTCTTAACAATAGAGTTACGCCATACGTTGTTGTTGTTGCCAATGAACAGATAAGTTTCTTTTACATCATTACTCACCAGCGCGGCCTGTTTTATTTCTGCCTGATAGCCATTGAGTTTTAGGTTTTTCTCTATCATTTCGCAGTTATACGGGTCTGGCTCATACACAGTCACTTTAGCGCCTTTCGAGCAGGCCAACAAAGTAAATGCACCAACATTACCGCCACAGTCCATCCAATGTTCACCAGACTCAATCTTTAAGCCTTTTTTTTGATATGTGTCGTTACCTATAACTTCGTTAAATGTTTTGTGGTCAGAAAATCCATCTCGATAATAAAACTTAATGTTTTTTATCTCATCTTTTAGGATTTTCATAACTTTGCTTTTTCAGCCTCAAGTTTGTTTATCAAAAAATCTCCTACGTATAAACCCTTTTCGCGCCAAAACTTGACCAACGCAAAGGCTCGGTCGTAATCTTCTGGCTCAAACTCGATTTGTATCGCTTTACGAACACCATTGGCCATATCGGACATCGTGCCGTCTAAGTCTTCGTCATCGAGGATGTCGTAATCAATAGAATTATTGTCAAGTTCCGAAGGGTCAAAACCCATTAGTTCTAACTCAAACCCGTCAGCCAATATGCTTTCAAGTTCAATCATCAATAGTTCGTTGTCCCAGCCAGCGTTTAAGGCTAACTTGTTGTCGGCAATGATATAAGCTTTCTTTTGGGTTTCAGTCAAGTCTTTAAGCTCTATGGTGGGTACTTCTTTGTAACCTAGCTTCCTTGCCGCTAATAGCCTGCCGTGGCCTGCAATGATGCCGTTAGCCCCATCCACCAATATTGGGTTAGTCCAGCCAAACTCTTTAATGCTTGCCGCTATTTGTGCCACTTGCTCAGCGCTGTGGGTGCGGCTGTTGTTGATGTAGGGTATTAGGCTGTCAACCTTTTTCTGGGTAATTTTCATTCGGTAGGCATTGGATAACGCAATTCCTGCGGGCTTGCAAATGGGCTTTGACCTGCGCCTATGCGTTGTTGGGCATAGTTCTGTGCTTTTCTGTATATCTCGGGTGTTGGCTCTCCACCCATCTTAAGCAAGTCAACCTCTTGCCTTGTAAGGGTTGGCACGATCAATGGGTGGGACACCAGCTTGCCGTCTTGCTCAAAGGCGCTCGAAAACTCAGTCATTGCGCCGCCTTGGTTTACAGGTATCTCGCCAAAGTATCCTTTGCCTTTTAATGTGCCTTGGGACATATCTTGCCCTTGCTCCAAATATCTTGCGCCAGATAAGCCAGGCTCACGGCTAAGGGCTTGTGCTAACAGGCTGTAATCAGGCTTTACTTGGTAATTATCCATCGACCGTCTCCCGCATTTTTATCAAGCCGTTAAGCATTCTGCTTTTAGTATTGTGCCACTGCTTGCTGAAATCACAGTCTTGGTAATAGTCAAACTCGGGTATGCCCAGCGTATAATGGGCAATCTTGGCGTTTTTGTTTGTTTGCTCACCAATTAACACGTTCCATTCTTTCGGTAGCTCACCGATTAGTGTTTCGGGCAACCAACCGAATCGGTGCAAGTCTGCGCCGGTCTGGTCATCTACGAATTCCGGTGTCAGCACCTTGTTTCTTAGGTGGTCACAGTTCCACAGAATCAGGCTTGACCAGTTCTTTCTAGGGTAATCCCTGTTTGCCGCTTCCATCGGTGTGCCGATATATTTCTTTGGGTGCTTGGTCTGGTATTCATGCTTGACCACCTGCACCGCCTTGGTTGGGTCAAACAGTTTGCTCAAGTCGTCTATATTGGACAACATCAGCATATCGCTTGCGTCCAAAAATATCGCCCTGCCGGTAAATTTGGTGAAATATGGGACTAAAAACCGCTGGTAGGTGAATGCGTTTGTGCCGTCCCGCTGTGTACCGTAAAGCGGTGTTATGGCAACCGGCTCGCTGGTGCGCTCAATTAAGCTCTGGCAAAACACATGGTAGCCAATAGCTTCCCTTGGGTCATAGCCAGCAAATATCCTGATCATTTGAATGACAATAAATAGATTGTGCTGTCAACCAATGCGGCAATTTCATCCACAATATTTTGTAACTGGGTGTCGTCTGGCAAAGCATCACGGTTTTTTTCAATGTATGTTTTGATGCTAGCAAGGTACTTTTGCGGGTCTTTGGCGTTGTGAAAGTTCTCAGGGAAGTCCTTTATCTTTTCGTAACAACCTGAGTACGCCTCTGCGTAGCTATCAGCTAAATCGACAATGGCTGGGTAGTATTTACCCAAAGCCTTATGCGTGGCATATGAATCGGTGCTCAGGTGCATGAAATGCGTCACCGTGGAGCTGTGAAACAGCGTGGAAATAAAGTCGGCTACGTCTTTTTTCATGGTTATCCTAAAAAAAGCAGGGGTCAATGCCCCTGCA